CTGATCACACAATAACCGATCCATTGCTGGAGGCCATCACAACAACACCAGGCCGTCCCAGTTTCACAATCACAGTTAAGGAGTAACCAAAATGCTATTAGATGAACAATTTGATTTAGACGCTTTGCCGGTTAGCGCACCTTCCTTTGAGCCGCTTCCGGCAGGTTGGTACACCGCGTCTATTAGCAGCGCCGAGGTTAAAAACACAAAGTCTGGCGGCAAGATGATTGCGCTTAAGTATGAAATTTTAGGGCCGACACATTCAGGACGTTTCGTGTTTGGAAATTTGAACATTAAAAATTCCAATCCGAAAGCAGAGGAAATTGGACGCCAGCAGTTAGGTGACATCATGAGGGCGATTGGATTGACTCGATTAAGCGACACTGATGATTTCATTGGCGGCAAATTGTCAATCAAGGTTAAGGTAACTCAATCCGATCAATACGGGCCTGGCAACGATATTCAAAGTTGGAAAGCGTTAGAGGGTGGAGCAATACCAAAGCCAGTCATGCCAGCAAGTGCACCATCAACTAGCGCGGCGTCAACGCCGCCATGGGCAAAGAAATAACATAATCAACATAGCCAAGGATGGCTTTTATTGAGCGGGTGAGATATGCAATACGATGAATTTATAGCAACAAAAAAGAAAACAGAATTGGCAACAGGACACAACCCCAATGTTCTAAATGAGCATTTGTTTGATTTTCAACACGCTATTGTAACGTGGGCATGTCGTCGTGGTCGTGCGGCTATTTTTGCCGATACTGGACTCGGAAAAACACTCATGCAATTGTCATGGGCTGATGACGTGCTAAAGCATACAAATCAATCTGTTTTGATTTTAGCGCCATTAGCGGTTTCCGATCAAACAATCAGACAAGGCCAGACGTTTGGCATTGAAATTCAAAAGTTTGCTGGACAAACTGAACCAGGAATATACATTACAAACTATGAACGCATGGATGATGCGTTTGAACATGAATGGATTGGCGTTGTTTTAGATGAATCCAGCATTTTGAAAGCGCACGATGGAAAAACCAGAACGCGCTTAATTGAAAATTGCCAAGGAATACCTTATAGATTGTCATGCACCGCAACACCTAGCCCTAATGATTTTGAAGAACTGGGCAATCAATGCGAATTCTTAGGAATTATGACGCGGGTAGAAATGCTTGCGACGTATTTTGTGAACGATGCTGGTGATACAGGGACGTGGCGATTAAAAGGTTGGGGCGCTTCAAAGTTTTGGGAATGGATGGGATCATGGGCAGTTGTTGTTCGCAATCCGTCTGACATTGGTTTTGACGGAAGCAAATACAATTTGCCTGAGCCAATCTATAAAGAGCATGTTGTGGATTGTGAAAGTGATGGTGATTTGTTTTCAAAACAAGCCATGACGTTGACCGAGCGACGTAAAGCGCAACGATTGAGCATTGAAGCGCGGTGCAAAAAACTGGCCGAAATTGTCAACAATGAACCTGATGAACCATGGTTGATTTGGACTCATCTTAATGATGAGGCAGAATTATTGCAGTCATTGATACCCAATTCTATCAATGTGCAAGGCAGTGACAAGCCGGAAACAAAAACAAAACATATGCTTGCGTTTTCCGATGGATCATTAAAATGCTTAATAAGCAAACCATCCATTTGTGGTTATGGAATGAACTGGCAACATTGCGCCAGAATTGGATTTGTTGGATTGTCCGATTCTTTTGAAAAATTCTATCAAGCAGTTCGTAGGTGTTATCGTTTTGGTCAATCGAGGAATGTACATGTTCACATGATAACGGCACAAAGCGAAGGCCAAGTTTTAGCTAACATTAAAAGAAAAGAAAAACAACATCATCAAATGAGTGAATCAATGATTGAACACATGAGGGATATTATGAATAACGAATTAAAAGGCACAACAACAATAACAGAAACCTATAGGGAAGATGTTGTAACGCATGATCGTTATACAATTCATCTAGGTGATTGCGTCAAAATAGCCAAAACAATACCAGATGAATCAATTGATTATTCGGTGTTTTCCCCGCCATTTGCTGATTTGTTTGTGTATTCCAATTCAGACCATGATATGGGAAATTGCAAAGATGACAATGAATTTATTGATCAAATGGCATATTTGATTGATGAGTTGTACCGAATCATTAAACCAGGCCGCAATGTATCGTTCCATTGCATGAATTTACCAACAACCAAAATGAGACAAGGTTTTATTGGTTTGCGTGATTTTCGTGGTGATTTGATTCGCGCATTTCAAAAGGTTGGGTTTATTTATCATTCAGAAGTGTGCATTTGGAAAGATCCAGTCGTTGCTATGCAACGCACTAAAGCATTGGGATTGCTACACAAAACTATTAGAGAAAATAGCAGCATGTCACGTAATGGTTTACCTGATTATGTTGTTACAATGCGAAAGCCTGGAGAAGCCGATCCGCGCGTTAAACATGGTGAAGATTTACCGGTTCATTTGTGGCAAAAGTACGCAAGCCCTATATGGGATGATATCAATCAATCGCGTACTTTAAACAAACTTCCAGCCAGAGGAGAAAATGATGAAAAACACATGTGCCCATTGCAATTGGATGTAATTGAACGGTGCATTCATTTGTGGACTAATCCAAATGATTTAGTTTTTTCACCTTTTACCGGAATCGGAAGCGAAGGGGTGTGCGCTGTTAAAATGGGTAGACGTTTTGTCGGAGCTGAATTGAAGCCTCAGTATTGGGAATTGGCATGCGCCAATATCAGTGATGCTACTAACGCACAACAAAAGGATTTATTTTAATGAAAATTCCTGATCCTGAAATAACAATACAAAAACTAATTGATCAACATCATTCGAATTGCCAAAAGCCACCGCGCCCACACATGGGATGTTCAATCTTAGGCCACCAATGCGATAGGTATCTTTGGTTGTCATTTAGGTGGGCGGTGATTGAAAAGTTAGACGGACGCATTTTGCGGTTATTCCGTCGAGGTCAGTTGGAGGAATCAACCATTCTGCAAGACCTGAGAGCCGTTGGCGTACAGGTCAGCGACCGCCAAGGAATGGTTGATTTTGGATGCCACATCAGCGGCAGCGTTGACGGTGTAATTACCGCTGGCGTACCTGAAGCGCCGATGAAATATCACGTTCTGGAATGCAAAACGCACAGTAAAAAGTCATTTTATGATTTGCAAAATAATGGTGTTGAGAAATCAAAACCACAGCATTTTATTCAGATGCAATTGTATATGCTTGGTCTGAAGATTGACCGTGCGTTGTATTACGCTATTTGCAAAGATACCGACGAAATTTACACGGAACGTGTTCGCTTAAACAAAGAACTGGCACAAAAATATGTTGATCGCGGCAAGCGCATTGTGCAATCTGACCGTATGCCGGAGCCGTTAAGTATTGATCCTAGTTGGTATCAATGCAAATTTTGCCCCGCATGGGACTTTTGCCACAAAAGCCACACAACAAAAGAAGTGAACTGTCGGACGTGTTGCCATTCAACTGCAACCGAGCAAAGCACTTGGACATGTGCAAAGCATGAAAACGCTGAAGTGCCGGTTGATTTTCAGCGTATTGGTTGCGAATCGCATTTGATACATCCTGACCTTGTGTCTTGGAAAATGATAGATCACAACGAGCGTGAATTGACGTTTGAAATTGACGGCAAGGCGGTTCGTAACGGTGAGCCAGATGCGTTTGTTTTCAGCAGCCGTGAAATTCTGGCAAACCCTACAGCGTGCGCTAATCCTGACAATACTAGCGAAACAATGCGGGATGTATTAGATGGGAGGATTGTGGGGTGATGTTGCGAGATTACCAACAACGATCAATCAACCAGCTTTACAAGTGGCTTGCAGATAATGTAGGCAATCCCTGCCTAGTTTTACCGACAGGTGCCGGCAAAAGCCACGTCATTGCCGCGTTATGCAAAGATGCGCTTCAAAACTGGCCTGAGACACGCATTTTGATGTTAACGCACGTCAAAGAATTGATAGAACAAAACGCCGAAAAAATGCGCCAGCATTGGCCTAACGCGCCTATGGGCATCTATTCCGCCAGCATAGGACAAAAAATACTGGGAGAACCGATAACGTTTGCCGGTATTCAGTCGATAAGGAAGCACGCTGACAAGATTGGGTTTGTTGATTTGATAATTATAGATGAATGTCATCTTGTGAATCACAATGCTGAAGGCGGATATCGGTCATTGATTGCTGACTTGATGCTTATCAATCCTGGTTTGCGTGTCATCGGTCTGACGGCTACTCCGTTTAGATTAGGACATGGCCTAATAACCGATAAACCGGCAATTTTTGACGCACTGCTGGAACCAGTGACAATTGAAGAATTGATAACCAAGGGCCATTTGATGCCGTTGCGCTCAAAAGTGACAACGACGCAACTAGACACAACTGGTGTACATAAACGTGGCGGTGAGTACATTGAGCGTGAATTACAGCAAGCGGTTGACACAGATGACATAAATCAGAAAGTTGTTGCTGAGATCAAATCACTAGCGGGTAATCGCAAGGCTTGGTTGTTGTTTTGTGCTGGTGTTGCACACGCTGAACACGTTGCGATTGAGTTGCAACATCAGGGCATAAGCGCTGCATGTATTACCGGATCCACAACAAAAAACGAGCGTGAACGTTTATTGCAAGAGTACAAGGCTGGCAGGATTCAGGCGCTTACTAACGCCAACGTGTTGACTACCGGTTTTGATTATCCTGATATTGACTTGATCGCCATGCTCAGGCCAACAATGTCCCCAGGCTTATATGTGCAGATGGCAGGGCGTGGTTTGCGACCAAAATCACACACCAATCATTGTTTGGTTTTGGATTTTGC